GGAGAGAAGAAATGAAAGATCAGCATCTATTGCTCACCTATCTGATAGTGTCATAGCTCTGGAGCGTAACCAACAAGCAGAGGATGAGGTAGAAGCTAACACTACGGTGCTACGTATACTTAAGAATAGATATACTGGTGACACTGGTATATGTACGCACTTGCATTATGATAAAGAAACTGGTAGAATGACAGAAATTAATAACCCATTTGAAGCTGAAGAAGATACAGATGTTCAACTTTAATTAGGATAGTACTATGGTAACAGCGATAGTTGATATTGAAACTAATGGTTTAGATGATGCAACTAAAGTACATTGTATCGTAGCCTGTGAGTATGAAACAGGTAAAGAAAAAATATGGGTACAAGATGAGTGTTCTCAGTTTGCAGCATGGTCTAAGAAGATTGATACTTTTATTATGCATAATGGTGTAAGCTTTGATGCTCCTGTTCTTAATCGTTTACTAGGCTGTAACATTAAACTATCTCAAGTAAGGGATACTCTAATTGAGTCACAGTTATACAATCCTACTAGAGATAAAGGCCACTCTCTTGCAGTATGGGGTGACAAACTTAATCTTCCCAAAGGAGATTTAAAAAACTTTGAATACTACACACCTGAGATGTTAGAATATTGTAAGCAGGATGTTGTAATTACTAGAAAAGTAGCTCAAGAACTTGAAGAAGAAGGTGCTAAGTTTTCTCATAGATCTTACGAGTTAGAAAGAAAAGTAAGAGCTATTGTAGATCAGCAAGAAAGAAATGGTTTTTCTTTTAACTTACGTGATGCCATAAGCTTTCTTGCTACACTAGAAGAAGAGCAACAAGAACTGGAGGACAAAGCTCAAGAAATATTTGAACCTACTGTAAAAGTACTAAAGACTAAAACTAATTACATACCTTTTAATATTGGTTCTCGTAAACAAATAGCTGATAGATTAATGGTGAGAGGTTGGCAACCTACTCAACATACTGACAAGGGTAATGTAATAGTTAGTGAAGAAATATTATCTAAGATTGACATGCCCGAAGCACAGATGTTTAGCAGATACTTTCTACTACAGAAACGTACTGGTTTATTGAAAGCTTGGATTAAGGGCTGTGAAGAAGACAATAGAGTTAGAGGTAGAGTAATGACCCTTCGCACCGTGACAGGCAGGATGGCACATAACTCTCCGAATATGGCTCAAGTTCCAGCAGTCTACTCACCTTATGGTAAAGAATGTAGATCGTTGTGGACTGTCTCTAATCCAGATACACACACCTTGATTGGAACTGATGCATCTGGGTTAGAGCTACGTTGTCTTGCTCATTATATGGATGATCCTGACTTCACCAATGAAGTTCTTAATGGTGATGTACATACAGCTAACATGAAAGCTGCTGGCCTTACAGATCGTGATCAAGCTAAGACATTCATCTATGCATTCTTGTATGGCGCAGGTCCAGCTAAGATAGGTAAGGTGGTTGGTGGTTCTGCAAAAGCAGGACAGCAACTCATTACTAAGTTCTTATCTAATATGCCTAAACTTAAAAAGCTAAGAGATAATGTAGCTAAATGGTCTAAGGATGGCACTATACCTGCTCTTGATGGTAGACTACTACACATTAGATCAGAACATGCGGCAGTTAATACTTTACTTCAGGGTGCAGGTGCTATAATATGTAAGCAGTGGCTTGTACATATCACTGAACGTATACGTAAATCAGGTGTTGATGCTAAGTTAGTTGCATCTATACATGATGAATATCAATTTGAGGTAGCTAAGAAAGATGCTCGAAGGTTTGGGCAAATTACTAAAGATGCAATGCAAGAGACAGAGAAAACATTAAAGGTTAAATGTCCTTTGGATTGTGAATTTAAAATTGGTAAAACATGGAGTGAGACACACTAATGGCACATAACAATAGAACATTTGATAAACAGTCTTATAATCAGAATGACGGTAGAGCTAAGAAAGCTATGGTAGATTACTTAAAGTCATTAAGCTTTGAAGATATAGAAGCTAAAGAAGATTTTTATTTTGATGTCTCAGCTAAGAAGGATAAGAATTATTTCTTTGAGGTTGAGATAAAAAATCAGTGGGGTTCTAGTTGGAACCCTACTTGGAAAGAAGTTCGCATTCCAGAAAGGAAGAGCAGACTAATGAAACGAAAGGAGAAAGATTATCCAGATCATGATTTATACTTTGTAGTATTTAATACTGATTGTACTCAAGCTTGGTTCATAAAAGATACTGATGTAGATGATTCAAGTGTAGGTACAATACAAAACTCTAGACAGCCTAAAGACTCACCACACTTGAGAGAACCTTTCTTTCATATTCCTGTGGAAAAAGCTAAATTAATTCAAATTAGCTCTTGACCTCTAGAATTATGTGTGGTATAATTACGTTACAATTTAATTTAAACTCATGTCACAACAGCGTGACGATAGACAAAGGAAATAGAAAATGAATGATGCAATTTATATTACTGGTAAATGTCACTATGCTTCCATCACTGAGCCTAACACTAAGTTCGAGCCAGTATGGTCAATCCAAGTTGAAGTGAACAAAGATAACCGTGCTATCATCGAGAAGGCTGGTCTTTCTATAGCTAACAAAGGTGATGATCGTGGTGACTTTGTTACTATCAAACGTAAAGTTCTACGTAAGGATGGTACTCAACGTCAAGGTCCAGTTGTTAAGGATTCCCAGAATAATAATTGGGATGGTAAGTTAATTGCTAACGGTAGTACTGTTAATGTTAAAGCAGTACCTTTTGAGTGGAGTTACGCAGGTAAGTCAGGTGTTTCTGCTGATCTAGCTGCTGTTCAAGTAGTAGACTTTATTGAATACTCCAGTGGGGGTGATGACTTTGATGTCGTTCCCGGTGGATATGTAACCCCTGTTGTTGAAGAAGATATTCCTTTCGCCTCTTAATGTAAACTAAGGGAGACTTGGGGGTGGAGATTTTTGCATGTTTATTTTCTCCACCCCTATTTTTTTGATATGAAACAAATTGAAACATTAGTTAAAGATATATATGATTTGTTTTCTCTTGATCCAATTAAGATGGATGAGAAGGAAGTGGATAAGCATATAGATACCTTTGGTGAGATGCTTAAGGTACATATAAAAGCATTTATGTATGAGGAACCTCGTACTAGAGGTAACCTTAGACTATCTGCGATTGGTAAACCTGATCGACAGTTATGGTATGATGTTAATAGTAAGAAAGAAATTGAAGATCTTACACCTAGTACAAGGATTAAATTCTTGTATGGTTATATCTTGGAAGAACTTCTTTTACTATGCGCTTCCATTGCTGGACATAAAGTTACTGATCAACAAAAGGAAGTTAATGTAGAAGGTGTGCTTGGTCATCAAGATTCTATGATTGATGATGTCTTGATTGATTGTAAGAGTGCATCTGCTTATAGCTTCAAGAAGTTTAAAAAGAATACTTTATTAGAAGATGATCCATTTGGTTATATCGCACAGATCTCAGCTTATGCTGAAGCTAATCAAGTTGATAAGGCAGCATTTCTTGTCATAGATAAATCCAGTGGTGAGATATGTCTTACTCCTGTTCATCAGATGGAGATGATCAATGCTAAAGAAAGAGTTAAACATCTTAAAGGAATGGTTAGTAATAGTCATATGCCTGATAGGTGCTATGATCCTATTCCTGATGGTGAGTCTGGTAATCTTAAGCTGGCTATTGGTTGTGTTTATTGTAGCCATAAGCGAGAGTGTTGGTCGGATTGTAATAATGGTAAAGGACTACGTGCTTTTAGATACTCCAGAGGACTTAACTATCTTGTTAAGGTGGCTAAAGAACCGAAGGTTGAAGAAGTAGTTAACTGGTAATGCATTGGAAATATAAAACTAAGCCTGACCTAAGTAAGTTTGGGTTTGTCTACTGTATTACCAATACTAAAACTGGTCAAGCTTACATAGGTTGTAAGCAATACTTTAACTATAAGAAAGGGAAGAAGAAAGCTGAGTCTAATTGGAAGTCTTACATGGGTTCGAGTACTCACTTACTTGAGGATATAAAGAAGCTAGGTAAGACTAACTTTAAGTTTGAGATGATAGCTGAGTTTAAAAATAAACGAAGCTTACGCTACTATGAATGTTATTATCAAATGAAATATAATGTTTTATGTAGTAAACTTGATGGGACTGATACACCTGCATACTATAATAACTATGTAGGTGGTAAGTTCTATAGACCTGTGGAAGAATATTATGATAACGAGTGATAACCTATATGATTTAAATACAGATGTTTCAAGTAATTCTTTATATGATTTAACAGATAAAGATGGGCATAGAGCTTTATATATCTCTGTTGTTTTACAAGCTATACTAGATCTATCTAAACCTAAAACTAAGAGTGAAGATAGTTCTGTTCAGGTGTATAGAGATCAAGCTCATTCATGGATCTTTAAAGATGTTGGTGTTACTTGTGAAGACTTTGAAGAGATATGTTTCTATGCTGGATTAGAACCTACTATCGTAAGAAAGTTTGCTACTAATGTAATCAACTCAGAGGATGTAAGCAATGTCAGAAGAAAGTTCCAAGCTCTGCTCTAAGCCACTTGATAAACAAGTAGGTGGTAATCATTACAAAGATTGTGGTATACAACCAGTACAATATATACATGCGAATAAGCTTGACTACCTAGAAGGTAATGTGATAAAATATATAACTCGACATCGTACCAAAGGACAAGGTAAAAAAGATATTGAGAAAGCAATACACTATGCACAACTAATCTTAGAATTAGAATACGAATAAGAAAGGAAAACATTAATGGAGAACGAGATGCACTACGGTATGACACTTCCCATATCTGAAGAAATAGATGCTGTTAAGTATAGACAAACAGGTGAAGACTTCTATAGTAAAGTTGTTCGTATATCTGAAGCACTTAAAGATAGTCCTGATCACTTTGAAAGTTTTAAGGATGCACTAAGGTATCTTAGGTTTCTACCAGCAGGTAGAGTACAGAATGCTATGGGTGCAGCTAGACAAACTACTGCTTACAACTGCTTTGTCAGTGGTGCTATAGAAGATAGTATGGATTCTATTATGGGCAGAGCTACTGATGCTGCTGAGACAATGCGTAGAGGTGGTGGCATAGGCTATGACTTCAGTAGGCTACGTCCCAGAGGAGATCGTATCAAGTCTCTGGACTCTAGAGCTTCAGGTGCAGTCAGCTTCATGCAAATCTATGATGCAGTATGTCAGACCATAGCATCTAGTGGGCATCGTAGAGGAGCGCAGATGGGTGTGTTGCGTGTAGATCATCCAGACATTGAGCAGTTTATTACAGCTAAGAATGATGGTACTTCTCTTACAGGTTTTAATATCTCAGTTGGTGTGACTGATGAGTTCATGAGATGTCTTGAAAAGAAAGAACCATTTCCCCTACAGTTTGAAGGTAGAGTACATGAAGAAGTAGATCCTGTAGCACTATGGGATATGATCATGCGTTCTACTTGGGATTGGGCAGAGCCGGGAGTGTTGTTCATTGATACTATCAACAAGATGAATAACCTTTACTACTGTGAGACTATCGAAGCTACTAATCCATGTGGTGAGCAACCTCTGCCACCCTACGGTGCTTGTCTTCTTGGTAGTTTTAATCTGACTAAGTACGTAACAGAAGGCTCATTTGATTTTAGTCTATTCACTGGTGACATTCATCATGTAGTTAGAGCTATGGATAATGTTATTGATAGGACTATCTATCCTTTAGAGGAGCAGGAGAAAGAAGCTAAAAACAAACGTAGGATGGGACTAGGTGTTACTGGTCTAGCCAATGCAGGTGAGTTATGTGGTATGCCTTATGCATCAGAAGATTTTATGAAGTTTACCACAAAGGTTCTTAAGACATTGCGAGATCATACCTATGGTGCAAGTGCTTTACTAGCTAAAGAGAAAGGTTCCTTCCCTCTGTATGATAAAGAAAAATACATGGCAGGTAAGTTCTTTAAAACTTTATCTGGTTGGGTTCAAGATCAGGTCAAAGACAATGGGCTACGTAACTCTCACCTAACTTCCATAGCACCTACTGGTACAATCAGTTTGACTGCTGACAACGTAAGCTCTGGTATTGAACCACCTTTTAATCTGTACTATGATAGAACCATACAAGAGTTTGATGGTCATCAGATACAAAGAGTAGAAGACTACGCTTACAGACAAGGTGTTAATGGTAGAACTGCTAACGAGATTAGTGCTGAAGAGCATCTCTCAGTTCTCTCCCTTACATCTAAATATATTGATAGTGCTGTCTCTAAGACTTGTAATGTAGGAGACAATGTAACCTATGAAGAGTTCAAAGATTTATATTACAATGCTTGGAAGCAAGGTTGTAAAGGTCTGACTACCTTCAGAGCAGACGGAAAAAGGTATGGTATACTTAATGAAGTTAAGGAAGAGCCTCAAGCTGAAGCTTGTTTCATTGATCCAGCTACAGGTCAGAAACAATGTGAGTAAAAAAAACTTGACAAATAAGGAAAAGTGTAGTATAATTATAGTATGAAATGCCAATAGTGGGTTTCATATTATCTTGCTTATTAAAGGAGAACGCAATGAACTATACATTAACAACTAACAGACCTAAAGCTATGTCTGAATTTCAAAGTTATAAAGATTGGGTTATTGGATATGATAAAATATTCCAAACCATGTTGGCTTCAACTACCAATCAACATAACTATCCCCCACACAATTTAACTGAGAATGGTGAAGGCAAGTATACTATTACTATTGCCGTAGCTGGTCTTGCCAAAGAAGATATAAAAATATCTCTTGAAGATCAGAATCTTACTATATCTTATGACAGTAAACCTCCACAAGAAGAAGATACTACTATTTTATATCAAGGTATTGCTCATCGAAGTTTTACCAAGGTGTTTCATCTTGCTGAAAGTATTGAGGTTAAGGACGCTGTTATGGATAACGGTTTAATTGTAATTGAACTGGAGCAAAACATACCAGAACACAAGAAACCTAAATTGATTGAACTTAAGTAAAGGAAATACTGATGAGTATTAGTAAGGAGAAAAAGGTTAACACAGTTTTTATAGGATATGATCCTAAAGAAAAGGTTGCAGCCCAAGTTCTAAAATATTTAATTGAAGCTAACTCACCAAAGGATATTATAGTTAAGTTTCTACGTAAAGATATCTTGGAGCATATGAATATGTTCAATCGTCCATTTGAATGGGAGAATGGACAGATGATTGATTCCATAGATAAGAAACCTTTCTCAACTGAGTTTACCTTTACTCGCTTTCTAGTACCTGCCTTGATGCAGTACGAAGGGTGGGCATTGTTTATGGATTGTGATATGTATCCCAGAACAGATGTCAATGAGATATTTGAGGAATATAACGATGAGTTCTATCCTTTGTACTGTGTTAAGCATGAGTATGAACCGACAGATAAATTTAAAATGGATGGCAGAGAGCAGACTAGATACAACAGAAAGAACTGGTCTAGCCTTATGCTATGGAATTGTGGTCATGAGTTGAACAAACAACTAACACCATTCATGGTTAACAATAAGACGGGTAACTACCTACATACATTTGGTTGGTTGCCTAACAAGAACAGTGCTATTGGTAGTATATCTGAGGATTGGAACTGGCTTGATGGTCACTCTGATATTGCAATTAATCCTAAGATGGTACACTTTACAACGGGTGGACCTTGGTTCCCTGAGTGGAAATGTCAGAGGGAGAAGGATGGACTGATGGCAACAGAATGGAATGGTGATTATTCTTATTTAGTATTACATGGAAAAGTAGATGAATTATAAAATAGTAACAGCCTTCAATGAAAGTTATCTACAACATAGTACCTTTCATTTATTAAACGAGTTCAAAGAAAATTGGGAACCTAACATAGAATTTCATTGTTACTATTATGATGTTGATCTAGCTAACTATTCCCTACCTAAAGCTAAGAACATATTTTATCACAATCTTTTAGAGATGGAAGAAGTCACAAGCTTTAGAAAAAACTTTACCCAACATAACGGTACTGAAGGGGGAGCTATACAATACAATGAGATCTTAGACGCACAAAAGTTTATGCCTAAAGTTATGGCACTTACTGAGTGTGCCTTTGAGAATGCAGATAGCTGGTTGATCTGGCTTGATCCTCTGGCAATGAACACTAAAGATATA